TGAAATCGGAAAATTAAATGTCGCTCCACCGGCACCAGGGTCTGACTGTGTAATTCCCCATTGAACAATGAAGCCGTTTGCAAATTTCACATATCCATTAACACTATCCAGTTTCGATGCTACGATAGCACCTTGACCTAACAATCCTTTAAGTGTGCCTAAGTTAAGCACTTTATTAATATCGCTATCGTTGTAGTTAGAAGTAATAAAGTTAATAACTTCTTGTGAGTTATCGCCTTTTGTTACTTGCAAGCCTTGATTGTGTTTAGTGATTGATTTAGCATACTGGTTCGAACTAGTATCTAACTTTTTATTAAATGCATCTCGATGTGCATTTGTATCTTTATTGTGGTCTTCTAAATCACGGATCGTTGCATAGCCATTATCCTGTATAAGTGCTTCTACCTTTTCAGCATTGCCGATCACTGTCGTGATAGTAAAAGTGTAGCTATCCATTGGTGTGGTCTTATCAGGTATGTAATCTACGTAGCTCCCGCCGTTCGTATACGAGAAAAGTATTTCTTGTCCAGACTCCCCTACTTTGGCCATTAACCCTATTTCTCGAGCATAGAACCCGGTCTCGAGAGTAGCATTTGATAAAGAAGCCCGAACTGTAAATTGACCATCGCCAGATTTTGTGCTTTTTGTAATTGCTAGCTCTAATCGTTTATCCGTCAAACTTGTCGCTCTAGCAATTGATGCAGGAGGGTCGCCTGCACCGATTACGATTTTAGTAAAAATTAAAGCTTGCTTACTCGCATTAGCCTCTGCTGTTGCGTTAGTACCTGCCATTGTTGTAATGACAGCTGGATATTTTGCCATTTGTACCTCCTATACATGAATAATTTGGTAGGCAGTAGCAATACCGCCTATGTGTACATTTTGAATTTGCGGTTCTATGTTTATCTTTAATGCAGGGTCTACTATTGCGTTTCCCGCTGAAGTAGCTAGTCCGCCTATGTAAATCCCTTTTGAATCGATATCATGCACATACTCAATATCATCTAACCATGACCGCTTATTCTTAACGAACTCTAAAATACGCAGCACGCGCTCTCGAATATTAGGAGTCATCATATACCCGGTCATTTCTAATTTAAAATGATAAGGTTGCCCTCCCTCATAATTCCAGTTTTCAACGACTTCGCACTCAGAATATAATTCGCCAATTGCTTCCTCCACCAATCCGACAGTCCCTTTTCTACGATGCCACGCAATAGAACTAAGGATTAGCCTGATTTTTTGCTCCCTACTTACTGCCTCGTCGTAGAAATCAACATGTAAGTGCCACGCTAGTTCATCTAAGATAGGTGTACTCAACTCGTTAAGATGGGATAGTATAGTCAACCTATCTACAAAAGGCGTCAAGGCCATAAGTCGCAAAGTAGTTACTTCAGCAAGAGCTTGTACATTGGTGTCATTAGCAATTGAACTTGGCAAAGTATCCTTTAAATTAAATTCATGGAGGTTATTCATGCTCTACACCCCCATAAGTAATCGTCTTGCCTGTGCATTGTGCTAGTTCAACTTGATACCCGTCTTCCTTTCGTCCATCTTTAACAACGGTAAAGATAGGAGAAGATACAGTAACACGTTTAGCCCCGGCTTCCATAATGCGACGAATTAACTCGGACGGTATAATATCTCGTCCTACTTTTCCAGATTGCCATTTTGTGTAATCTGTAACGGCTTCATCAACACGAGCTTTAATAGTATCTGCGTAATAGGCATTATCGGAATCAATGTAGTACTGGAGATTTATACTGTAATTTTTAGCAATGGGGGCTTTTACTGATACGTTATCAGTAAGTGGGCGCACCTTCTTATCTGTAAGTGCAGTTTCCACTAACTTAAGGATTTCCGCCTTTGCTATTTCACCAGATACAAGACCCGGATATACAACTACATCCCCAGGCTTAGGTGATACCACTTTCACTGAGCTAATAAGGGCCGATGCCTTTTTAGTAAAGAACTCATAGGCCCCTTCTGCACCAGCACAAGAAAAGCTCTCAGGAGCTTCTCTAATACGTTCCCGGAATGCGTCATCTGTTTCCACGTCAGCACCCCCCTCAGAGATTGTGGTATTTGTTACACTTGCAATATAGGGAATTGGGTCAACGAGCGTAGTAATCGACCCTATCGGATATCCATTCCCTTTAACTGAAGCTTCTGTACATATCGCTTTTACCAGTATCGAGGTTTCATTAGCTGACAAGTAATAAGGTTCAGTTAGTGCAAAAAATGCACCATCGCCCGAAGTGAATCGTGTACCCTTAGGAATAGCTATCCCTTCAGGCCTTGCCATTGAAGCAGTTAATTTCATAGTAGTAACCGCTCCGGTCGCCTGTAGACGTTCCACACCAAGTGCAATGCCTATATGATCAAGGTTAGCCCCTCTTGCATATGCTAATAAGTTCTGCTTGCCTGTATCATTGATGCGGTTAAGCAGCAATATCACAATATTAGTAATCGCTAATAAGAATAAGCGGATAGGGTCCGCCGGTGCTAGCTTTCGCCCAGTAATAGTTGTGTAGAGGGCGAATATTTCCTTTTCAACGGCTTCTTTATCCGCCGTGACAAAGTTGATTTCAGGTAAATTCATTATTATCGCCTCCACGGTGGTAAATTAATAGTCGCCCTAATGTCTACATCAGGGCATTTCAAAATAAGATTAGCAGGAAGAATAACATAATGGGCGTACTCTTGATTAGCTTCTAGTAACACATTCATATACGCTTCACTGCTATACACTTTAAAGGCTATACCGTCCCACATATCGCCTTGGATAGTTCTATACTGCTTCATAGCCACCTATCCTTTCTAGCCATTCATCTTTGATTGCTATGGATACCTTAGGTCGTAGGTGGCCTTCTTCTGCCTCGGTAGCGATCGTTTCTTCAAAATCAACGGAAATAACCCTACATCGTGGCTCATATTCAGTAATGGCTCGAATCACCTCTGCAGATATTCTGGCCATTGCTACCGGTAGCGGTAAGTCGATAACAGTACCATCAATACCAAATCGTCTGTCAAGTGGCACAGTAAACTGCGTTGTAGAAATGACAGTTCGTACATTTTGAATGATTTCAGTAAGAATATCCTTAGGGGCAAAATCAATGCCTTCAAGACGAGCGCTTACGTCAATTTGCATTTGTATCGCCTCCTTGTTTAGGTGTGATTATAACTTTAGGAATATCTGGGGCTTCCTTCAGCGTTACGTTAATTGATGCGGATAATACGTTGCCCCGATTGTCGATTGTATTCATCGCAGCACTTATACTCGTAATCAACAATTTATGTTCACTAAAAGGCTTGCCATTAATAATCAACTGCTCAGCTTGACCTTCACGGCACATCTTGGCCACTTCCTCAATTTCTTTCAAAGGATCAACACCCAACAACTTATTAAAGTTCATCGTAAAGGTAATATCATCCGCATCAGGCCCCAAGAATTCAAGTATAGGCTTTTGCCCTATGATTTCGTGAGACGCTGTTCGTGCGTTGATATTTCGAGCTAACGCATCGAACGTACGCACCGTATGTGAGGACGCTACAAATACTATTTTTCCGAAACTACCTAATTGGCGTTGCGGTAAGTATCCGCCCAGACCAAACTTATCGGCTAGATTAGATAGGCGAGAGTAAGCCACATCGCCTAATTGTGTATTTTGTAAATTCTTTAAACCTTGTGAATTAAGGTTTTTCTTATAATTAGCAGCACTGCTGCCTAATTTACTAAATAATAATATGTTACTCACCTCCTATCAATTTGGCGTTCCTGTATTACCGCCACCAGGAACGACGCCACCATGTGTATGAGACACTAAACTAATTCCGTTAACCACTACGTCCCCTGAAGGGGCGTTTATAGTTAAATTACCGGTGCAATTAATTACGAGACCTCCTCCGTCCGCATCATACGAGATAGTCGAACCGTCCGCAAATTTGATGCCGTGGATATTCTGCCCATTAAAAGAGGGCTTATCTTTGGCATTATAAGTAGTGCCTAAGATGTAGCCCTGGGACAAGTTATTATTTTGAGGTAGGAATAAGCATAATACCTGTTCGCCAACGCCTGGCATCCAGTAGTGTTTATTATCTTGTGACCCGTGTGAAAGTACTTCAAGTGGATACGATACTAAATCGTCCCGGTCCGGGAATGTTACTCTAGCCGTCATAGTAGACGGGTCCGTACTAGATACGATACCGTCACGGATTAAATTTTTTAAAGCAACACTAATATCCATCTAAGCACCTCCTAATATCTAGGCTTTGCGTATATCCGCCCCCTACCTTATGGGAGCATTTGCTAATGATATACTTGCCATCAAATTTACCAAATCCTTTTAAATTGATCGTAGCAGATGCGGCCAACGCAATATGTCCGAGCATAGAGACTGAACCGGTGATTTCATTCTTGTTCTTTTCTCGTAGCTTTTTCTTGGCCAAACGTTCTGCCTCTGCTTGTGTCTCACAGCCCTGGTTAACCTGTAATATTTTACCTTGCGTTTTGTTTGGGTCTTTGAACGTATATTCAATATTGCTTTTCTGCTTGGTGCTCTTATGCTTTACATGACAGCCCCAGTACACGTCCTTTAGCGACGTCTTTAAAGAATAGCTACCTTGATATGGAATGATTTCCCCTAGTTCCTTAATTTGGTCTTCTGTAAGGTCCGTAGGCATTGGCCCCTTAATTAGCGTTGCAACTACTTTTTCAGTTTCATATTTTGTCTCGTCGAAAATAATCACTTGCTTATCAGAAACCTTTAACGCCAATCCATTATCCTTGCAGACTTTCATCAAGAACTCTAAATCCGATTGATCCGTCTGCTCGACGCGGTCTAAATCAATTGTATCGGGCGTATCATAAAATAATTCGAGTTCTGCACCCTTTGCGAGCTCCTCCGCAACAGCTTTTAGAGTAGTCTTCTCCCAAGACTTACTTTTTAGTTCACCTCTTAATTTCGATTCATCTGGAACACTAACAGCCCCTATAGTTACTTCGTGAGGCGGATTTTTACAAGTAATCTCGTCTATCTCAAATTGGCCGCATTTCATTTCTATCTCGTCTCCGAGTTCATTCCAGTTGTGGAATATAATTGATGCGGTCAACTTAGCCCCTTTTTCAGGGAACCAGTCGGACATCCAAAGCTCTTCTATATCATGTAGTGTGATTGATATATCGTCAGCTTCTCCCGACATTACATCGTTGAAACTGAAATCCTTTAAATAAGGAACCAAGTCTTGTGTGATGTCCTTTTGGTCATACTGCAATTTGACAGTAACGTAACGCAAATTACTAGGCATAACTTACACGCCCTTTCCGATTTTGGATTTCAGCAAGACGCGCTTCTAAGTCATCCAACGCTCCCCCTACTGCACTTTTGATTTGATGTACGGCACTTGCATCCGCACTCCCATTAACAGTAATGTTGATTGGGGCAGATACAGAAACTACAGAATTTCCCTCTCCCGGTAAAAGTCCCATCATAGCACCAGTTTGACGCCATAATGCTTCGGCCCTTGGTGTACCATTGATAGGAATAGCAGCTTCATCAGATTCTTCGGCAAACGTAGTAAGGAATGCCCCTTTGCCATAAATACCGCCTTTCGCATTGTGCTGTACCGTTTGCCCATTTGCTGTTGCTGAGCCTTCTATTCGTGCTTGAATTGGTCTACTAAAAATGGATCTAACCCATTCCCATTTTTCACTAATCCAATCAAATAACCCTCCAAGCTTACTCATAACCCAATCATAGAATTGGCCGAGTGCCGCCTTAGGGTCTTCCCATAATAGAGTGAACCAGGCTTTTACGTCTTCCCAGTTAGCAATTAGGCCCATGCCTGCATATATAAGCCAACCTATTGGCCCTGTCATGAAAGCGATAATTGCCGCAGTAGGAGATTCCCACATCGAAGTACAGAATGCAGATACAGCATCAAAATTATTTGATAGCCAAACTAATGCTGCTATTAACGCAACAACGGCAATAATTACGAGGCCTATTGGGTTGGCACTCATCGCCGCATTGAGTGCCCATTGCGCTGCAGTGGTTGCATACATAGCGATACTGCTTGCTATCATGCCTGCTCTATGGATACCTGATGCAATAGTACTTCGAATCGTAGCTACACGTTCTGATTCCATCATAAGCTTGTAGGCAGCGTGCGCCGCCATTACGCTATAGTAGACTGCTCGAACGGCTTTATAAGCAATTACCATACCGGCTACAGCTACGCTTGTTTTAATAATGCCTTCAGTAAGTTCAGGATGTTGTCCCGCAACCTTAGCAACGTAAGCAGCTTCGTTTGCTAAGGATTCGCCTAATTCTGCAAGGGTAGGCAACATTGTGCTACCGATCGCGATTGCTACTGATTCAGTTGCAGATGAAAGTTTAATTAGTGCTCCGCGCGCATTATTCTGCATCTCGTCAGCCATTTCCTTAGCTGCACCCTCACTGTTTTCAAGTTCCTTCGTTAAATTATCTAACGCATCTGGCCCTTGGTCAATAACAGATACCCAAGCGGATGCAGCGTTAGTACCGAAGATAGTTGCGAGGGTAGCAAGTTTTTGCTCCTTGCTCATATCCTTAGTCCTATCAGCTAAATCTCGAACAATAGCCCCCATCTTACGAGGACCATTAGTATCATCCATAGCGATGCCCAAACTTGCTAAAGCCGCTCTTGCTTCTTCTTGTTGTGCGGTAGCCTCACTTAATGATAGCCCCATCTCCTCAATCGCTTTAGTCGATTTAGAGGATGTACCTGCTAAACGTAAGAAGCCAGACCTGAGTGCAGTGCCTGCAGCAGATGCTTTAATACCGCTGTTAGCCATAAGACCAGTAAGTGCGGCTGTTTCTTCTAAGCTTGCACCAAATGCGTGCGCCACAGGTGCGGCGTACTTCATTGTTTCACCCATCATCTCGACAGTTGTATTTGTCTTGGTGGTAGTCTTAGCAAATACGTCCGCCATGTGGCCCGCATGTTCAGCGCTTAATCCAAACGCAGTAAGGTCGTCGGATACGATATCTGCAGTACGTGCTAAATCCGTATTGCTTGCTGCAGCTAAATTCAAAAGCCCTGGCATACCGGCCATGATTTGTTGAGAGTTCCAACCCGCCATGCCTAGATATGTCATGGCTTCGCCTGCTTGTGTAGCTGAGAACATCGTTTTCTCACCGAGCTCACGAGCAGTAGATGTTAGCTGTTGCATAGCTTGATCGTCAGATACAGTGATTGCTTTTACCTTAGACATTACGGCTTCAAAGTCCGCTGCTTTGGATAACATGCCTACAAGAGGAGCGGCCATTACTGCGGTGGTAGCCATAGTGCTACCTAAATCACTGCGTGCACTTCTTGCGTTGGCATCTGCAGCAATTTTATTTTGCATAGCTTTTCTGAGTTTTGCGTCTTTAGCAGCAGTTTGTTCTAGCTCCTTCCCTACTCTTGCGGTTGCGTTACGGTAGGAATCCATGGAAATAACGCCTTGCTTTAATGCCGAATCCAAGGCTCTTTGTTGCACTTTTAACTCGTTCATCTGTGAACCGTATTGTGTCAAAGTACCTCTGGCTTGTTGCATAGATGTTTTGAAGCTTTGGGCTAGCGCACCATTTATAGCAAAAGCAATCTCAAATACTTTACCCGCCATAGTACCTCCTTTCTTTTAAAATTGTATACGCAAAAAGCGCTTGATGGATTAGTCTTCTTCATCCCTCAAGCGCTTTTCATCTTCAAGCACAAATTCTAAATCATCTATCCAATCTGCTATTTCAGTGATTGGGGTAGACATCCAAAAGTTTATACCTCCGCACTCTCTAAGTCGGATGGCAATTCTTCGGCATTGTTGTCCAGGTGAAGCCCCTTTTTCTCTGCCGAACCACGTAGTAAAAAAACGCCCACCTCTGCGCACATTTCTGTAAAGTCAGAAATCGGCATTGTCATTAAGACTTTTGCACTTTCTTTTAACGCTATGGCGGCAATTTCTGCCTGAAATCGTTTAGAGAATGTTACGTCTGGCATAACATCGCCTTCACGGCGGACACGAAGTTCCGCCTTTGTAAAGTCAAATCCTGTTAAATTATTTAAGCCTTCAATTAGCTTTTCGCGATCGTATCTAGCCATTATTTACCCAATGCCTCCCGTACGGATGCTAAGTAATCAACGCCGTTGATTACACAAACATAGTTAAATTTATCAATTTCGGTGCGAGTTTTACCGCCTACAGTCATTTTGAAATATACAATTTCAAACTCTGTAGAGGTATCGGTTTTACTTGCCTGTTCAAACTTGCCAAGACCGATTTTCTTAGGCATCACTTTGGCGTATACGCTAACTGCTTCCGGCACTAATTCACCTTTAGCAGAATCATATAATTGTTGTGCGCCCCGGATTTCGATATCATGTACCTTTTGACTGGCAAGGTCAGTCACGTCCTTGTCAATGGTATTCCATTTAATGGACATGTTCATTGCCTTGGTTTGACCGAGTACACCTAAATCGACTTCGCCGGCGATACCTGCGCCTTTGATAGTGTCACTGATAAATTCGATATCAGGTAAGGTTACATCGGCGTAACCATATAATTCTCTGCCAGAGCTAAAAATGGCAAAGTCAATCAACTTATCTCTATGTTTAGCCATGAGTTACCTCCCTTTTAATTAAATAACGTGCTCATGTAGGATGGATCGTATTCTTGGATGAAATCGATTTCACGAGCTGGCGTTGGGACGCCCAAATATACATGGAATCGAATAATACCATTCAACAAATCAGTTGTAGGATTTTCGGATTCTAAGAATTCTACACGTGCCCCAAGAAGTGCACCAGATGCTACGTGACCATTGAGCCATGCGTTTGCACTGTTGACTACATTATTTACTAAACGTTTGTTTGTAGGATTATCGATTTTAGACCAGAAGGAGGTAATCAATGTGTTAGACACCCAGTTGAACATACGACGTACAGGAATAAAGGAATCCTTAACATCTGTATTAGATGGATATGCCGTTGTACGATTGCCCCAGGCTCTCCATCCACCAATGAAATTAAGCGCGGTAACAACGCCTTGGCCATTCAAATACGCCGCTTCGTCTGGGCCTAAGTAGATTTCAGTACCGTCTTTCAAGACCGCACTATCTGCTTGCAAAGACTCATTGGACGGAGATTTGTAAGGAATATCATCATACTTAGCATCTGTCTTAGCCATAAGACCTGCAAGCTGTGTGGATAAATGGAATTGGCGATTAGCTAATGCTACTTTTGGCCAACACAAGATTTGACGTTCATCGACGTAGTTCTTTTTATTTTTCCATTCACTAACTGCAGTTGCTTTTTTAATTTCATCAGTAGGTGCATCACATAAAGACATAGCTTGGAACATACCATTAATAGTGGTTTCCTTAGCTTTCATAACTGCTGCTACGAGCGTATTATGAGACCAACCTGGCGCCAATAAGTTGCCAGGAATTAAACCAAAACGAGGGAATACTTCATTGATAAGCTCCAATCCTTTACGTTTACCGTCAGTATCTACACCACCTACAATGTCGTCTGCAGTTACCATAGATGGATCTACATAATCGTAAGTCACCCAAACAGATGTTGCACTTTTAAGCGCCCCTGTGTCTACGATACCAATAAGCAATTTACCTTCGTCATTAAATACCGCTGTGTAATCAACGTTAATTGTTAAAGCGGCGCCACCATTTGTAGCTGATACTTTTAACGTGTTAAGTAGCACTGGGTCTTCAATAGTTACGACTTTATTCTGAATTTGCTTTTGCGTAGAAGCCAACGTTTTCTTATGTTTCTTAGGATCAAGAACATTAATAAATACTACTGGCGCCATGCCAAATAAAGAGAACTGGGAGTACATAGCTTCGCACAAAGTATATTTATCCCATTCTTTAGAGTACCCAAATTGAGTAGTTGCAGATGCATAGTCATAGCACAATACTGCTTTATTTGCTTCAGCAGCGTCTGTCGCTAAATGTACAGGTGCAGTACCTACAAAAACAGGTAAGGCTGCCGTAGCTTCTGTCATAGAAATAAGAGAAGTAGGTACCTCCCTTGTATAAATTCCGTGTCTATAGTTTCCCACTATCTACGACCTCCTCTTTTAAATTCAAGGCAAGCTGCATTCATTGCAGTACCTTCTGTTGCTAATTCCTGTTGCGCTTCCGCAATTCTATTAATTGGTACGAATAACAAGCGTAACATTGCTTTATCTTCACCTACTACGGCAGGGATGCCGTCAATATAAACAGTGCCAGTTGTAAGCCCTAACTCAGCGCTGTTAGGACCTAAGTAGATTACTTGTTTAGCATCCTTAGATTTAACTGTTTTTTCTACAACTTCAGTTGCTTCAGTTACAACTTCAGTTGGTACATCAGTTTTTGCCATTAAATAATCATCTCCTCTCGTATTTGTTCGATATCATATTTAACTGTTATAAATCCCTCCCAATACGGATAGGCTTGATCCGGAGGGATGTCGGTATCAATTCCGTGTTTATCATCCATTACTAAACGGTATCGCTTAGCAATAACGGGATGGGCCAGTAGCGCTTGCCGTGTTGTTTCCAAAAAGTTGGTAATCTCCATCCACCCTTTTTCCACGTCTTCAGAGTACACTCCATGAATCAGAAAAAGTTGGACAGTTGACCCCTGCAAGGTATCCTCGACCTTATTAATTCGAATAACAAGATGAGGATATTGGTCCTCCTTGGATGATTCTTTCATTTTTAAAAATCCAGGTACAACTATTAAAGGGCTTCCCTTTACTTGTGCATCATCACTAAAATAGTTAGCATGCACCTGCCTGAGAAAAGTACCTAAATCAGTTGCCAATTGCGTAGGTGTCATTTGCTACTTCCTTATTAACTCTTCGAATGAGGTTCCGATTTGTCGTAACAGCTCTTCTTGCGCTACATTACCGACAAAAGCCGATACTTCAGCATTCTTTAACATACTTGGAACTGCAGGCCCGTGGAATTGTCCTATTGGGTATCTGTCCGGTCCTTTACGGTACATTGCGCCAATATGCCCGTTTCCCATTCTTGCAATGAAAGCATTAGGAATTGTTCCTCCGCCACCATTGCGCATTACTTGAGCTTTGACTGTACGACCTTTCCGCTTAGGTGGGCGTTTTGGTGTAACTCTAAACTTAGTAAGTGCTACAGGCCGGCCTTTAGACCTAATAAAAGCTGATAGTCCAGAAGCGGTTGCTCGCTTTACATTGATCGTTTGCTTAACGTTGGCTTTACTTATGAAGTAATCCTGCGTTGCCTTATTAACAATTGCATTTCGAATCTTAGGAACTGCTGTGTTAATAGCTTTTGACGTCGCTCGTTTTGTTTCACCAGAGAGAGCATCTATCTTAACTAGGCCTTCCTGCAATCCTTTTATATCAATAGTTACACTCACGAACTATTCCCCCTAAGGACTATATTCAACATGCCCATGTCATCTTCGCATGATTGAACGAGCATGACTCGACCATTGAATCGAAAGATTTGATTATACTCTGGCACTTCGGGTAAATCCTGTTTGGCCACGTGCACCACGATCGTATCGTAAATCAATCCGTCGATATCCTGCCCCATAATTTCAACATGCTGTTTATCGGTAAGACCTTCTGCTACTGCATAGCACTGTGTACCATTTAGATTATGCACTTCGGCAAATTCATTTGAATTGATGAACACGGCTTCAATATCATTCTGCACAAAGTCCTTAAATCCCATGATTATTCACCTAAAACATCGATAAGTTGTTCGCGAGTGGCGTCTTCTGGAACTTCTAAATGTTCAGCAGATGCCATTACGCGAAGTGCTTCGTCGGATAAATGTTCCAAGTTAACATCTGCATCAGAGGCAAGGATATCGGCGATCATGCTCGCTTTTGTAGCTTTGCTTGCAAAATCAAGACCGATAGATTTGCCATATCTTGCGATATCAGCATTCGTCATGGCACTAAGAGCCGCAGCGAAAGAGTCTTCCGTGTTGTTTTTATTATCGCCATTAACCGCAAAAGCAGCACCTAAACGAATTAGGCGCTGTTCTTCTTCTGCAGTCAATTCGGAGATAATTTCACCAGGGTTATACACATAATCTCCAGTATTGATTGTGTGCTTAGCTTGTACTGGCATTGGTCTTACCTCCTTTAAAATTACAATACGTCCGCTACGAAGTAGGAGTCTACGTCGAATGGAACATAAATAGGGCGAGATTGCAATTCTAAGAACGCTGCATCAGGGTCACGAGTAACCAATCGACGCATTACGTATTCGCCTTCATATGTTACAAAGTCCATGCCTTCACCAGGGATGATTGTATTTGCACCATACAATTTAGTGAATTTGGCCATATCAGAGGCAACTAATAATTTACCTGTAGCTACCATTTCTTTTTCTTGGCCATCTGTTGGATCCACATAGTAGTTATCATATGTAAATACGTTACATTGAATTTGACCGCCCATGAAGCCTACATATACAGCGCCTTCCGCCATTTGTTCAAATTGCAAAAGACCCATTTCTGTACGACGATTATCAAATAATGCTAAGATTTTTTTATCGGAAAGCATTACTTCTAATGTTTCAGAGTTCATAACCAACGTATTTGGATTAAAACCAGATGCTTTCAAGCATTTCTTTTTCCATTTGATAATGTTGGCCACAATTTCTGCAGCAGATTGGCCCCAGCGTGCGTTGCCTGCCAAAGTTTCTTTATTTGTAAAATTGAAGTCTACGACATCGTCAATACCTTCGCCTTTAATATGAGCTTGGCCGTTGAATAACACATCTGCCGCCATAACTTCTTGAGAACGTACCAAGTTGTCCTTTAGTTCTTGCGTATCTTGCGCTAAGAGTTGGATTGCGCGCTCTTCTGGAGATACCGTGCCAGCAAATGGCTGTTCGCCTGCTAAACGGACCTTGATGTCGTTTTCAGTGATAGCACGTTTTTCTTTCTTTTGCGCCGGTTTATAAGTGGTAGTTGTTACACCTGTACGTTGAGATAAAGGCGCTGTAGAGTTTGGCGCTACCCAAGGTGTAATCGTACGGCGACCTTTTACGATGTCAAAAGAAACTGTTTCTGTTAAGAATGTTTTTGTATCTTTGAAAAATAAGTCTTTCAAAAAGGATGGCACATCGGGAGTACGACGAACCACCGCAGCTAGTGTTTGAGGTGTGTAAATATTATCCATGTGTCCTCCTTATTAACGGAAATAAATGTTGCGGGCTTCAGCTTTAGCTGTAAAGTCTTCCGCTTTTTTACCAGATTTGAATACTAAATTAGCTGTAGCAAATTCACCAGTAACTGCGATTTCTGCTACTACGTCGCCTTTTGTAGCGTCGATATCTGCTAATGCTACGCCGTACACATCAGTATCTGCACGTTTAGCTTTTTTAGATGCAGCTTCAAATTCTAATACTGTGCCTGCAGTAATTACTGCAGCATCTTGACCGATTGTTACTTTTTTAGTAACGACTGGCATTTGTGTACCAGCAATTAGAGATTTGTACTCTAACTTTTGTTCTTCCACATATGGCATGTTGTCTGCCCTCCTTATTTTTTAACGCGTGCTTTCATTACACGATCAACAATTTGCATTGTCTTTTCAGAATCGTCGATTTCTTCGTCAAGTACTTGACCTGGGATTGTATCAACTCTATTAGATGCATTGTTAGCATCTTGCATTAGTTGTTGTAATTGATTAGTTGGCTGTTCAGATTGTGGCATATTGAGCAATTCAACAGCTACATCTTGAACAGTAGCGTATGTTTCATATTTGGCGCGATTAATTACTTCTGCCCGTGCTTCGTTATTAATCCCATCAAGGGCTTGTAATCGTGCACGTTCTGCAGCAACGCCCGCATTAAATACCTCATCATATACTTCCGCATAATCTGTACGTAACAATTCAGCAGTTACTTCCATTGGCTCTTCTCCTTTCTCTTCATATTTATCAACAGGCAACCCTTTGAGTACATCCATACTCATTGGTAAACCATTGACAATTAAGTCAGTGCCTTTACGGCACGCAACCATTTGCAAGGATTCATCTACACTTGTGCAGAAACCTCTTTCAAGCGCTTCTCTTGCTGTTAACCAAGTTTCATCGTCCATCATGGTTGCAATTTCTTCACGAGATAGCCCTGTGCGGGCTTCGTAAATATCAATAAGATTTTCTTTTGTTTTACGTAACGATTCAGCTGCTTTTTCAAAATCATCTGCTTCACCATATGCAAAAGAACTAGGGTTGTGAATCATCATTTCACTACCTAGCGCCATATGGATTTCATCGCCGGCCATCGAGATAATAGAAGCGATAGATGCGGCCAAGCCTTCGATGATAACAGATTTCTTATTTTGCAAGGCGCGCAATCGGTTGTAGATTGTTACACCTGCCGAAACTTCGCCACCTACAGAATTAACATGTAAAACGATATTTTGAGACGGATCTAAACCTTGGAGCTGTGACAGTACGTTGGAAACGCCAGTATCCTCTCCCCAGTAGTCCGTTCCGTTCATGACTACGCCGTAAATATCGACGTCAATCGTCTCCGCTTCCTGAATTAGATTCAGCGGAGTTCGAATTTTGAACTGAAATTTGTTGTCCTTGTTCATTCAACAAGCCTCCTTCGTCCATAGATTGGTGTTCACGAATACGTTGTGGTAAGATTTCATTTTCGTAGTCCATGCCTGTGAGCTCTGCTGCTTCTTTAGCACGAGTACTAAATGCATTCTTAACACGAATTTCTGCTGCAGTAGCTTCCTTCTCAGGGTCTAGTTGACCTTGTGATGGTCCGTACCACTCTGCTCCTAACCAAGCCTCTCGAATAATTGGGTCGTCGAAGAAACCTGGCGCATCAATGCGACCTAATAGAATGGCCATTGTAAGCCACTCCTCGTAGATAGGATTGCAAAATTGAGTGATAAATTCAGCACGTTGCATTTCAACAGACTTCCAATATTCGAGTAACGCCGCTCTTGATGCGGAGTAACTTTGGCCAAAGTGCTTAACTAAAATCTCATATGGAATTTCTAGCGCCGCACCTACATGGCTAATAAGAGAAGACGTAAAGTCTGCGAAGCTCGTTGGTATTGGCGTTTTTTCGGCTACATTTACTTTTTCACCAGGCGCCAATACATTTACAGTGCCGTTGCCTAATTCGATTGTTTCATCGTTTTCAGAATCCACTTGATCGTCTTCGTCAATAGCAGTCCCAAGCGACATATCGTCCGGTGCTTCCGATTCAATGAAGATTGCCATCAAGGCATTAACTAATACCTTCATAACTTCCGCATCATTGTAACGACTAAGTACTTTCAAGTCCTCAATTACCGGGGACAAGATAGGGATGCCCCGCAACTGCCCGCTTCTCTCAATCGTCATAACCTGGATAATATTCCGTCGCCCAGTTTGTGTGCCGTACTTCGGAATATATGTGTAGTCATGATCATTATTAAAAGCGTTATACAGCTTATTTAGTACATAAAAACCAACGGCCGCGCCATATTTATTGAACTTAACGCCGTGAATTACATCGTTATTCTCATCTTCTTCTCGTCCTATGTATTTAGGTGGAGAAGCTACGAGAATTGATTCGACTATCTGCAGTCGTAAAGGATACGGGTTCTTATCTGTTCGATTAAATAACAGCGGTAAATTTACAAATGCATCGCCATACAACAGTTTTTCATAATACGTTAAAGCCTGAATTCCGTAGAAATCAGTCTGTTCACGTGCATCGCAGTGCTTGGCCCACATTGCAAATTCACGTTCGGTCTTACGTTCCCATGCGTTCTTTTCTTCGAACGTTAGCCCCAACTCCTCATAACGGATATTAGCTTTAAATCGTAAACCTGGACCAATAACATTGGTTTTATTCGTCTTTAACGCACCCGCCGCAATCGGTGTACCTTGTTGAAGGTCTACCGACCTTGCCCGTAGCATTCTAAAGTTAGCATCAATATCATGCCTTGCATCCTGAGAGTTAACCAGGTACCCTTTGGCGCTAGACTTAAAGCTATTAGCGCCATGATTAGAATAGCCAGAGTTTGTTTTACTCCCAGAATACTGCGTTGCTTTGTGCCTGCCCGCGGCGGTTTTCATAAACTGCTTCTTGCGTTTACTCATATATCGCGAGGAATGACACGATATGCACGACGACGAGGTCTATTCTCGAGCCGAGCCACTTCGTTGCGCCAAAAGTTGATGCGGTCTTTTACTTCTTGCACGTTGGCACGAGTTAACCGACGATTACCAATGGTATACTCTTTGCCTGTTGCTAACGCTAAATCAGCGTCTAACCAGGCCTGCAAATGCTCCTTAGCCTCATATACTGTCCATTCTGCCATCCTTTCACCTCCTTTCTCGCATTAAAAAAGCGCCCTATATGAGCGCTTAACTTGTGCCACTCATGGAGTCCACCACGTGGCACGGTTACTATATTTTGATTCCTCCACCTCTAACACGTCGTCTCGTCCGTTTCTTTGGTACATCTCCCGCTTTCACTACACGAGTTGTATTCTGGTATGGCGTATAGTCTTCCTTGCTACTCCTTGCCTCTAATGCATCGAAGTTTGGATTCATAATAGCAATGGCAGCTTGATTATAGTTTCTAATGTCAAATGGCTCGTTTCTTTTGCGTCCTGGGCGTAGCACCCATTGCTCTTTGAAATGCCCATTAACTAATTTAGATACTTTCATTTCTGCCAACAGGCCCTCAAAGTATTTTTTTCCGTACCCCTTTTCATGGTCTTTTGGAAAATGGCAATACCTCGGCCGGCCCTTTTCTTGGTTTAAATCACTATAAATTTGTTCCTTGCCCGTATCTACGCCTAGCTTAAATAATTTAGTTTTGTACTTCTTCAACTTTGTAGGCAATCCGTCAATCAGGTCTTTACCTGCACCACCTACGCCCTTAATAGGGTACACGCGCTTATGCCATCTAGTTGAACAGTACTTATATACCGATTGTGTCTTACTACCGCCGGAGTCAATACATGTAACAGATACGCCTCGCTTTCTGCCATCGGCATAAGACCATGTTCGATTTAATATAATATCGTCCAATTCTTTCCATACGGCATCATAGGCAGGGTCTCCATATAGTCTGAAGTATTGTATACCCCAGCTCTCATAATCTTTCCCCCAGCCGACGATTTCGCATTCTAGACGATCGTCCTGGGTATCTACGCCACAAGTTAAGAGTAATACACCGTCCGGTAGCTCAGCTCCGTATTCTTCTCGGCGTTCATAAAGTTCTTCAGACTGTAATGTTTCTGTATCCTCTTCATAAGGAATACCCATTTCAGTATTAAAGAATGTCTTAACGCCAGCCGTGCCGAGTTTAGTTGCTTCCTCGTATTTATCTTGAAGTTTCCCCCAAGATGCCCAAGGCGAGCCAAACGCGTTCATGTGAAAGCTTCGGCAATTGTACTTCTTTAAATTCTCCGGAGCTTCCGCGATCCATTTGCCCTCACGATACAGTTTCTTCCACTCGAACTCTTCGGATAGTGTTCCGCAATGATCACATGCCAAGTAGTACTTGCCGGTGTCCTCGTCTGCGTGGAATTTATCCCATGACGGATATACATATTCACCACAAGCAGGGCACTTAATGTGCCATACCTCTTGCGTACCGCCTAGATACAATTTCTCTATCCGGCTTGTACCTTTGGCCAATGGCGTGGATGCATACACGTGTTTTCGATTGTAGAACGTATTAGTACGCTTTTCGGCCAGGCTCAAAGGGTCGCCTTCCGTGCCAGCTGATGCTGGATAACGGTCAATTTCGTCCGCTAGTAATACACGGATTGGCCTAGATGCCAAATCTGCCGGAGCATTGGCCCCGACTAATGTCAGGTAACCGCCTGGAAAGGTCTTATTCAATACTGTATTGCCACTGTCCCGAGATTTTACATCGGCCATTTTATCGTTCAGTACTTTTGTGTCACGAATAAAGGGAGCAATACGATTTTTAGAAAACTCTTTAGCTATGTCTTTTGTAGGCTGCATGAACATAATTGGTGATGGAAAGTAGTCAATAAAATAACCCAACACATTTTTAATGAGCTGGGTTTTACCAATTTGCGAGCCTGTCATATAGACTACTTTTTCAACATCAGGGTCACTCACCGCATCAAGCATTTCCTTTTGATACGGTGCTCTATCGGTGGAATACTTCCCTGGTTCAGCGCTATCCTCTGTGGAAAGCACCACATTGGCGTTCGCCCATTCTGAAGCAGTAAACTTTGGCGGTGGTTTCAGCACACTAGCTATCCCTTTAAATAAGTTGCATGTGTGTTTCACTCACTTTCACCTGCCTCGTCTTCGTCCACAACAATATCATCGGACTCATCGTGGAACATATTTGGATCATATTCAGACAATTCCGTTAGACACTCGTTCACCTCATCAAGAAGTGTATCTTGAATAGCTAACAGGTTTGTTTCTCCTAATACTTTAGGTGCTGCTTTCAATGGTAACGCCTGGAGCTTACTTTTAAAGTTATTCAGCATTCTATTCATTACGGCTTTAACTGTATTCGAGCGGTGCAATTCTCCATTCATAATCTTCAGTTTGTTTTCTTCAATCATTCGTTTAGTTCGAGTTAACAGAGTTCGTTCTGCATCATACCCACCTTCACGCGCTTTCTTTTCGAGTTTACTTTCTCCAGTTTTATACGCAACAAATGCTTGTACTGTTTTCGCGATGTTATACTGTCCACGTTTTTCCTTTTCGAATATACCGTCCTCGGTCAACTGCTGGACTCGTCGAGAGCTGATTCCGAGTACTTTTGCCACAATTTTAGATGATACTAATTCGTCAACGATTGATACATTCGTCACAGTCTCTCCTCCTTTCAAAAATTGACCGATTTTGAAGCCGAACAGCAGTTCGAAAAAATCATTAACTAGCAATTCCGCGGGGTTCGGATGACCCACGCAAAATATTTTTCATTTGGAGTACCTTAAATACCCCGGGGGTAGACTGAGCTCTAGCCCCCATACATGCCTCCACTCCAGTGTTGTTTACGTGAATGTTTCATCACGTCTTTAGCAAAGACTTTGGCTTTACAGTTACCTTTACTGCCAAGAACAACAGCATTAGCAGTACACTTATTATGTTTGTTATTTAAACAATCTTTAACGTGGCAAGTAATATTTGTCATGCTATTTGCTCCTTTCTACTGGCAGTTAAAGTATAGTTAATGTTCATTAATTCTATTGGATGCAGGCTTAATCAATATCACCATAGGGGTGTCGTTATAGTTAAGTACGTAGGATTGTTTTTGTTTGTGTAGTTTAAGTATCTTTTGTTATGAAAAACATTGTTTTGAAACGTCGCGATTTTTTTTTCGATAGCCCCGAATAATTTTGAAGGATCACATTTGCCTAAAGAGTTGGTACCCCCTATGATGATATTGATTAAACCCGCATAACGTAAAAGGACGCCAAGTACATTTGGCGTCCTTTGCTTATTCATTTCCTGTGAAGTTTCCCAACTTTCACACTTACAGTATACCACATGTCGATGTACTGTTTTGTATCGTTTTGTATTGTCAACGCTAATTCAATCTAGCTCGTATACGCCCCACCTCTACTAGAGCCCTATTGTGTAGCTCGCCCCGTACTCTTGCCTCACTATAGAATAAGATACCGGCTAGCTCTTTCCAGCTTTTCCCTTGTACATACCTTTCGGTCAAAAGAACTGCCAGCTCATTTGGACGTACCTGACTAATCACCCAACGAACTTCAGCCTTAATACTCTTAAGACGCTCAATCTCTTTACGTTGCTGTTCAACACACTGTTCGATGCCTGCCACGATACCAGATAAGTCACTACAACTCCCACCGGATATTCTATCCTTGCTATAGTCCGTGGCAGATAATGTGTCGGCCTTACGCTCTATCTGTGCATCGATATCACGTTTGATAGATTCAATCCGGTCATCAATTCGTAATATCTGAAGCATGTATTCTTTATCGGTCATTCATCCGCCCCTTTACAGTAGTTCCACCTTTCGTATAGCTTATATTGGTCTTCATGTTTGCGACTCACCGTCCAGGGACTTTTTCCATCTGCATATACAATCGCTTTACCTGTTCCCATAAATCCATCATCTACGCAAAAGAAATGTCTATGAAACCAATGTTTGCTATTATTCGATACTAATACACAGTCCCCTTGTTTAAAGCGTTCCATTCCCCATCACCTCATTGATGTACCGGTCTAAGTACCACCGTGCTTTTTTTAGGTCTTCGAGTTTGTCGCCCTTATACCCTGCTCGTGCGATGTACTTGATAACATTACCTAGATGATATGGAAGCTGTTGATCCTCGATAAAATCGATAACTTCTATCTTCCCTCTTGTATAATGAGTCGGATGGTTAACCATATCTTCCTTCTGTATCGCGTCAAGTTCTTTCCGTAAAGTTTCTTTGAATTTCTTCTCAGGCGCTTTTTCCTTCTTATGAACAAAGGTTTCACCATATCCTTCACACGTTAGCTCTTTACTAACGCCTCCACCAGGAGGTGTCATAACTTTTTCACACTCAGGACAATAATCCTCGTATGTTCTTACTGTAAATGTGTCTCCGCACTGTCTACATTTCTTTTGCATAATCTCACTCCTTATTATGATTAACTGTATCTGTCGAGTTTTTAAGCGCATATTCAAGGCGTTTTAGATGCGCTTGCTCGTACTCCTTTTCGGACAAAATTTTACTAACATCGACTTCAATCGCCTCATATCCTGTTAGATTAACTAACACAGCCTCCTCTTCTATATCAAAGAGGTCTTCGTACAACGCAATCCACCCATTACTAGAGACGTGGGCGAGAAACTCATCAATCGCCATTCGCTCAAGTTCTCTCATTATGAGATAGTCTTCTTTCGGCAAATCATCGCAAGGCAAGGATATGCGAACTAATCCTTGCCCGCCGTAAGCGACATAAACGTCATCTGCTTTACGCATAATGTTAATATTCATTATAGCTTTCATAATTTCACTCCTTATACAATTCTTTACGATATTTAATAGCTTCTAATAGGGCATCTTGCCCGGCTTCTTTACGTTCTAATGCTTTCATAACTTGCTCGTCCATCGTGCCCTTTGTTACTAGGTGGTGGATAATCACAGGCTGTGTTTGTCCTTGCCTGTGTAACCTTGCGTTCGCTTGTTGGTACTGTTCAAGGCTCCACGTTAACCCATACCATACGATAATATTGCCTCCGGCTTGTAAGTTTAAACCGTACCCCGCTGATGCGGGATGTGCCAGTAACATTTGTATCTTGCCCTTGTTCCACTCAGCTACATCATCATCGGTCTTTAACTCAACGGCTTTCGGGAATGCTTCTTTAATCGATTGAAGATCATGCTTGAAGTTATAGAACACTAACATCGGTTTTCCTTCATTCGTTTCTACCAATTCTTTCAATCGTTCAATCTTCTCGTTATGGACGACTACGATTTCACCATTATCGTTATAAATGGATCCATTTGCCAGTTGTAATAACTTGCCCGCTAGGGATGCTGCATTTAAGGCACTTATGTCGTCATCATCTACGATACTTAGCACGTGCTCACGTTCCATCTGTTTATAGAGTTCCCATTCTTTCGGGTTCATCTCTACTGTGATGACATTCTCGATACGTTCAGGTAGTGTAAGATAGTCCTTAGCTTTTAGGCTCATACAGATATCTTGCATCTTGCTGAATATCGCCTTATCACCGCCAGGCAGTAGTCGGTAGCTATACACGACATGTCCATTTGTTTTGTCCGGTGTAAAATACCGAGTGCGATATTCGGTAATAGTCCTACCTAATCGTTCGCCGCCATCCAAGAGATACATTTGCGCCCAAATATCAAGTAAGGTATTTGGTGCCGGTGTACCTGTTAAAATGACGATACGCTTAAACAGTGGACGGAGTTTTCGTATCGCCTTAAATCGTTTAGCCTGTGGGTTCTTAAACGAAGAACTCTCATCAATAACTAACATATCGAAAGGGAACGATTTCTTCTTATGGTAGTACTCATATAACCATTGCACGTTCTCACGATTTATCACATACATGTCAGATTCACTCTCTAAGGCGTGTATACGTTCCTTTTCGGAACCTAACACCTTAGCCACCGTTAAACGTCTTGTAGCACTCCATTTTTGCGTTTCTTGGGCCCATGTAGACTCTGCTACCTTCTTAGGTGCGATAAGCAATACTTTTTTAATGTCAAAGTAGTCATACATAAGCTTCTCAATCGCAATTAATGTAGAAATTGTCTTACCAAGTCCCATATCAAGTAACAGCCCGTAGTGCGAATGGTCAATAATTCGTTGTATGGCTATTTCTTGGTATTCGTGTGGCTGAAAGTCCATGTATCGCCCTTTCTACATCTTCAACAAATAACTTGGCGTCTAGCTTTCCGGTTAGGACAAATACTAAGGCACCTTGTTTACGTAACCTTGAAATCTGAACTCGTTGATTAGCCATTAGCTTTCCGGTTGTGGCTTTTAACTCAACGAAGATAACTGCTCCTCCTGGAAGTACTACAATCCGATCCGGCACACCATCATTTCCAGGTGACACGAATTTCATATATATACACCCCAGTTTTTTGAGTTGATTTCCTAACCAACGTTCGATATCTTTTTCCATCGTTCTCACCTCGTTCTCAATAAAAAAATCGGCAACAGGCCTCAGCCCATACAAAATCTGGCTTCATCGGGGTTGTGTTGCCGATGTTTTGTTTTTTTTGCTCATATATATATATACGCGTATTTGCGTTTTTTACGTGTATACGTATACAAGCACTTATTCATATATTTATTATTTTTAATTAATAGTAAATAATAGAAAACATCGGCAACAAATTGCATTTAAGATAGATAACAACTAAACCAAACGTGTTGCCGATTTTGTTGCCACACGTGTTGCCGTTGCCGATTTTTTAACTTATATCAAAGTTCATCGATGTATAGGTATGTATAAAAATTATTTCGATAAACTTCAATATATGAAAATTAGCTAATCGGCAACAAAAATCGGCAACACGATTATTTACGATTTTTAGATATCGTTTTAGCCTTATTTTGGAGAGTGCTCGCATCCCTAATAAACGCTCTTTGAACGCCATATAATTTACCGAAACGCATCTTCCCAACGCTCTTTGAATAAGGACTCCACCCTTTAATAGATTGCAAAATGTCAATGATTTCTCTTGCTTTTGCGTTCTGCAGGTTCTTCCTGTCCCCCTCCATCACTTCACACCATATCTCAAGGGCACAAACCCGCTCCCGCTGCACTGAACCACAATAATCGTCATCACCATAATTGCGGATATACTCCCTGCGATCATAGATGTCTTTAGACTCCCAATCTTCAGACAGTTCCATCTCGAGGTATTCCTCAATGAGCCCTACGAGTTCACCACCTTCAGTGTGGGATAATTGGATTCTAAGGGCTTCTTCTTCAAGTTCACCCTCTAATACAAGAGGTTCACCTTCTGCCCAATACGTGAACGCTTCCGCCCATAATTGGTCAATTTCATCCTTTGACAAGTCCCAGGCGTTTTTAATCTTGCGGTCCTTATCTCCGGTTATTGGCCAGAATCGGCGGTTACCGGTGCGGTCCTTTAAGAACATAAGATTATTAGTAGAACCAGCAAATACACACTGGCGAGGATACTCTTCTGTCCGTCTACCGTAAGGTGAACGGAACCGGTCAGAGGTACGGCTGATAAAGGCTTTAACGATTTCGTTATCGTTCTTATACGTTGGCGCGAGTTCAGCGAGTTCGTTGATCCATGAACCTTGAATTTGTTCAAGGGCATCTTTGGTTTTGATATCAACTAAAGAATTGTTAAACCATTTACGGCCTAATCGCTCTAAGATAAGGGACTTACCTAAACCTTGTGCACCGTATAACACAATCGCCGTATCAAACTTAACACCAGGTTCCATTACTCGTGCGATAGCACCGCACATCCATTTACGTGTAACAGCCCTAATGTAATCGGTATCTTCAGCGCCGATGTAATCGATAAAGAGGGTATCGACTCTACATTCACCATCCCAAGTTAAGCCGGTTAAGTACTGGCGTACCGGATGGAATTTGTTATCTTGCGTGACTTCCTGGAGCGCGTCATCGATAATGCCTTTACCCTTGATAAGGTATTTCGTAGCAAAGTAGTTACGAAGACACGCATCGTCGGTATCTGTCCAGTACGGAGTTTCATCCTTACCACGCCACGGTAAATCGTCAGTAACAACTAAACGGTGCGCGAATTCATCAAGACGAATTTTACCTTTTAATGTAGGGTCATGTTTTAGTACTGCTAAACAGTTGAATACATCAGACTCAGGATTACCTTTACGGTCACGTTTAAGTTTTGCACTCAAGCCCTCGTCATCGTCTGTGATATCCTCGAAATCCATCTCCGCCATGCGTTCCTTGTCGAGCAGGATTGGTGCTGCGCCGTCTTCGTTGACGAAGTCTATCATGGCTTTGTAGCTTGGTAATTTAGTAACTACAGTTGCAGGGTCTTCGCCAATATCTTTGACCCCAAATAAGTGGATTCGTACTAGATCAAACGCATTAACGAGCTTACCGCTGATAGGGTCAGTCGCATGGTTCGAGTAAGCGAAGGTGTCGTTATCGTAAATCACTAAACCGCCGACTGAGCTACCTTCTGTATATGTGTAACGGCCCTCAACTTGTGTTGGCTCATACACACCAGGAAGGAACTTTTCTAGCGCTTCCGTGATACTGTAGCACCTACAAAAAGCGCCAAGTAAACCCTTTTTCTCTAGCGGGTTACCTTGCTTCTTGGCCGCATCAAGACGAATTTGTGATTCCTTTTCGGACGTTGGCCAAAGACTCGTATCACGCCAGTCGCGATATGTGCTTAGACATTGATCAACAGATACTAGGTTGCCTTCGCCTCGTTGATATACATACTCCACATCCTTAGGATGGCTTGGCCAATACATAAGCCGTTCAGCCTGGTGCGTGGATGGGTCAAAAGACTCAATCCCAATATTATCAGCAAGCCGTCTTGAGACTGCCTGGTACTCATCAGGCTGCATCGCCCTATCCACAGGGATGATTACGCGATATCGTGGATTAGCATCCGTGTGACTATGTGTACTGTAGAGTACGTACTCCATGCCGCCTAATTCCATGTCGAGGTCTAATAGAAAATCCTCACTGGGATTATCCGCATCAAGAGTAATCAAGTATCGCTCTTTAACAGAGCCTCTTACCCGTCTACCATTTTTAGGAATATATCCACCGACGAATCCGCCGACGTCTTTCTTTTGGCCTTTCTCGGCTTTAGACATCTTAGCGTATTCAGCAGCCGTTTCATTCGTTACAGTAGGCTCAGCCAATTTGTTGGCCAATTCACTCCAAGTCATTTTGTCAGACTTCCAGCTACGGGCGGAGCGACTTCTGCCCGTAGCTATGATGATATTTGTATCCATATTACATCGCTCCTCCCTTCGCAAACTGGATATCCCCTAAATATTTAGGTACTTGTAATCTATGCTTTTTAACCCATTGGCATACAGCATAATTAATGTTGTGATTATCTCGTACACCTCTGTTATTTTTTAGCTTAGCCTGGTGTATTACTGTAAATGCTTCAGAGGTATCTGTAGGATTTACCTCAATACACGCTACTGGACGACTGTTTTCAAACACACCAACAATAGCACATTTTTGCTCTTTAACTTTTTCTACATAGGTACCTACGCAGTTATTGAGTTGAACACCTAGCCGAATTATGTCGTGTGTTGTTTTAACCACGGTAAAATCTAGACCACCAACGGAGTCTATTAATTTTTTATGTAGCGAGCTGCGTTGTACTGGAACATTTTCTGCTTTTTCAAATTCGGATATACACACAATCTCATCATGTAGATCCTTAATTTGAATACGTCTAGCCCAAATCTCCTTTTTCCTAGCTCTTGATAATCGGTTATACATATCTGCAGTATCTTTTACTTCCGAATAGGAGTCAGCATTTTTTAAGAATAATAGAACTCGACGTTCGCCATATTGATGGCGCATAAGTTTGAGAAAAGCGGTAACAGTAAGCAAGGCCTGCTCATCATTCCATATAGGCCAAGATTGGATATACCTGGTTTTTCCACCTTCCTCTGCCACAAGGTCCGTGAATGCTTTCTGATAATCCATGCTTTTGAATACCTTGCTAGCAGTTTGGATCACTTTGATATAGAAGAAAGGACGGATAGTTAGTAATTTTCTAACCCAGCGTTTATCCGGTACTTTATAAAGCTGAATAAGAGCTTTGATAAACGGTACGCCGGTACTAGTTAACTCAGTAATAGCTGGGGTACTTGTTAACTTAGCCCCGAAAGGTCTGAAGTAGCTGTCGTGGTCTCTAACTAACTTGTCATTTAATGCAGGCGCATCCGGCGCGTGCATTTTCCACACTAGATTATGGAGTAAGTTATCGAGCGCGCCGTATTTGGACGATAGTAGTACACCTTGTCTGATTGGTTTAACTTGATACCCAACTCGTTTTGATAACTTAGCGAAGTAAGCTTGTTTTAGCACTTTAGCAAAAGTCTGCAGCTCTTTTTGATACTGAGACAATCGACAATTAGGAGTTGCTACTAGCCAGTGCAAGGGTAGCGATTTAGAGTAGAAGATAGATATATTAGGTTCAATTTCCGATACTATATCAGCGCGAGTACGTTTCTTTTGAACTAAAAATACCTTTCCTTGCCTAAAATCAAAGCGTAATATATCGATAAGATGAGGCTTGTATCCAGGGTAGATAGATTGTGTATCGTTATCGACATATACTGTGTGATAGTCAAATTTAACATCAAGGATTGTCCCCCGATCAATAACCGATAGTTCTATATCTAAAGGAACATTATCGTTACCGGAGGCATCGGCTACACAATCACCATCGATGCCTCTAGTACGGATTAACTCTCCACATTGTGGGCAATAGAACTCAGTTGATATATAAGGGTCTACTATTTTGCCCATCCCAGAAGATACTGATGGCCACAAGCAGGCAAATGATTGGCCGCAATCCACGTGGTAGTGTATAGCAGGTGCCCAAGTGTTCACTTGTTTGCGCCGCACTAGGTCGTACAGCTGTTGTACTTGTAGATTGAATAAGACCTTCATAAGGCGCTATCCTTTCTCTTATAACAAATCGTCTAAATCATCTTCTTCAGGAGTTTCTTCAACTACCGGAGCTTCAACTACAGGTTCTTCTTTCTTTTTAGTAGTACGTTTACGTTTTGGCTTTTCTTCTGCCGCCGGAGTAGCTTCAACTACAGGCTCTTCAGTCTTAGGTGCTTCGGTCTTTTTACCATTGAGTACTTTAAGACCTAAATCACAAGCAGCGATACAGCCTTCACAATACGCCATAGCGGAGTCTTTACGTTCACTAGCTGGCGCATCTTTTACAAGTTCATATAAAGCGTCGATCGCTTCGCGTTGTTGTTGAATTTGTTGTTTTGAAAGTGTCATAAGAATTATCCTCCTAATCCTTCATATAGTAAGGGTTTTCAAACCCTGCTGCATTTAATATGAGCCCTTCATTCCAGGGTTCAGGTTCACACATAATATCTATAACTTCTTCTAAACTGCCTTCGCCTATTGGCGCTTCGATAACCACTTCGTCGTGGATGTGGGCTACAATTTTGTACCCTGCTTTGGCCAGTCTGAGCATTGATGCGGCTAAGCAATCTCTTGCCACGGCCTGTACAATGTTTTCGACGAGCTTTCCGCCATAGGTTTCAACTCTGCCCCATGTATTCTTAACCTGATCCATTCCGTCATACTCAATCGATTCACTGCCGAACCGGTTAAGCCCGAGCCGAGGTCTTGCGTAGGCAAGTCTTCGTCCGGACGGTAATTCGATGAACAGGAAGCCTTTCGATTTAAAGAATTTAATATTGCCTTGTCTAATTCGTACTGGTTCTCCTGTTCTCACGACTTGCTTTGCTGCGCTGTCTGCATCTTTCCAAAATCTCGTAATTCGTGGACTAGCTTGTCGCCATGCTTCGATGATACCCGGTAGCTCCTTTTCAGGAATTTCTCCTTTAGTATCCATCGCTTTCATGGCACCTACACCGCCACCATACCCTAGCGCTAATTCAGCTACCTTGCCTTTTTGCCGTAGGTGCCCATTAACACCGTGTTTCTCAACTGGTACGTGGAACATGCTAGATGCGGAAGCGCAATAGATGTCTCCGCCTTGAGCGAATACATCTTGGCGCCACTGCTCGTGAGCAAGCCAGGCGATAACACGGGCTTCAATAGCACTAAAGTCAGCTACAATAAATCGGTGCCCATCCTCTGCTACAAGAGCAGTACGGATAAGTTGCTTAATCACATCACCAGGGTTTCCGTATAGTAGGTCTAGCATTTCTACATCTCTACTTTTAAGGACTTCCCGAGCTGTGTCTAAATCTTCTAAATAGTTACGAGGGAGGTTCTGTAGTTGCACTACACGCCCTGCCCAGCGACCACTACGCATAGCTCCGTAAAACTGAAGCATGCCGTGGATACGACCATCTGAACATACAGCGTTTTTCATAGCTAAGTATTTTTTAATAGAAGAATTACCGAGCACCTGTCTATTTTGCAGTACCTTGCGCACATCAGAGGGGATATCCTGTTCTAAGAGGCTTGATACATCGTCTTTTCGCATGGTTTCGATTTCATAGCCAAGGCGATTTGATAACCAATCCTTAAGTTGCAACGTACTATTGGGGTTATCTAGCCCTGTTAGTCGTGCCGATGATACGGTGGCCTTTTCCACTATCTCATCGTTACATTGAAGCGCTGCATCGACGAGTTCCATATCTACTTTCACGCCTCGCCAGTTGATATCTTGGTCGAGTAACCAGTACTCGTGCTCGATAGCAGGTGGCTTTAGCGAAAGTAAGCGTTTACGAATTGCCTTTTCAACCACTACGTCCTGGCGGTTATATTCAATATATTCCGCCCATTTCTCCGGCGCATCCTCAGGCATATTTCGTGTCTTAGGATTTGTCTTAGTTGGTTTTCGTGGCACAGAGAAGAACTGAATTAAGCGTTTACCTCTTGCGTCTTTGGCTTCACCTAATCGTAACGCCTTAGATACATTATCAAGGCTTGCAGGTAAACTGCAGTATAACGCTAGTACAGAGGTACATTCCCAGTTCGTATAGTCCGCATCAGGGAAGTATTTTTTAAGGCACAGCATTTCGAATGCTGCGTTAAAGGCGGTCTTCGTAATTTCCGTATTATATAAGGCATCCACTACCCTTTCAGGTAGTGGATTCTTTGTCATATCAATTACTTCGACCGGTTCGTCATCGAAGCTATAGGCAAAGAGCAGTATTTCAAATGTTGTATCATCAACGTATCGCTGCGCCCCATATTTAATAGGGCAGTCAGAATACGTTTCCACATCAATACTGAGCTCCATAATTGCCTCCTTAGATAAATTCGTCATCGTCTAGGTCGCCTAAATCATCGTCACCAAAGTCACTAGCAGATACATGAACACCACCAAGGCGGTCACCATCTTTAACTTTACGAACACCATTTAGACCAAAGCCTACACCTTTTTTACCGTTGAAGTTATAAGCGAAAACAGATAATGCGACCTGCGCGTACACACCGGAGTAGATTCCTTCTTCGATATCGAATTGGTCCATCTTGATTTTGTCACGAGTGAATACGATAGGTTGTTTATCGCTATTCGCATTGATGAAGAATTTACCTGCGTATGTTTCAGGTTGGTCAGCTACTGCTTCATCTGTATCACCATCACGTAAATTCAATTTAAGGTATGCTGCTTTACCTTCTACCTTAGCTACTGCTTTTGGATCAGCCTTAAGTTCTTCGATTGCTTTTTCGAAAGCACGGATTGTTGTCTTATCTGTTTTGTCGATAATGATTTGAGAGCTATATTTTGCTTTGCCGTCATCGTTTTTACGAGGTTGAGCGATGTTTGCATAGGAAAGTCTTACGATACCAGTTGTTAATTTAGCCATTGTTACGGTCTCCTTCTTTAAATGAATTATTTGTTAGCTTCTACTTCAGTCATTAATTTGTTTACGAGTGCTTCGAGTTTAGAAATACGGCTTTGTGCATCTTTGGCTTCAGCGATGTAATCAGAACCTTTACCAGTTTTGAATGCTACGTTTACTGTGTATTGGTTCTCACCGCCTAACGTAGCACCAAAGCCTAGCATGATACGTTCATTAGGTCTTGCGAATACTCCAAGCGCTACTGCGTTACTGTTACGGTAATGACCGTAACTTACAGCGTAGCTGACTTTATCATTTCTGTTAAAGTCTAATGGATGCAAGCCTGCAAGTGCTGCGGAACTTGCGCCTAACTTATTAACACGTTGGCCAAGATTGTTGACCTTGTTGTTAATGTCATTAGCTAAGCCCAAAGAACGATTTTCTAAGGTCGTGATACGACCTTCATGATTATCTGCCACATGTTCAAGGCTTCTGATATCTGCTGTATTAGCAGTTACCTTTTGCCCAAGTGTATTGATGGCAGATGTATTACCATTGATGCGGGCAGTGTTGTTAGTGATTGCAGTAGTATTACCTGCGATAGCTTGTTCATGATCACTCACCACGTCGCCTAACATGTTCAAACCGATTGCCAAGTCTTTAATGTTTTGTTTGTTTTTGCTGATTTGTTTAGCGTTTGTTTCGATTTCATCAACCGCAGCAAACAACTGGGAGCCGTTTACAGCGTCTAATGAATCAGCGGAGATTTGGCCTGCACTAACATTCGTGAGTTGGCGGTTGTACTGAGTTACTCCGCCTGCACCAGCGCGGGCTTTAGAACCAAAACTTACTACGCTTGCCGGCTGTTCTCCGGCGAAAACGTGGCGAGTACCGTTTATAGTAATGCCGTCAACGCCAACGGCGCTATCTGTAACAGAGTTTGTTCCGATTGCCACCGAATTCGCTTGGTCAGCAATCGTATTGTTGCCGAATGCAACGGCGTCAGTGGCTAAGGATTTGGCATGAGTGCCAAATGTAAGAGCACCTTGGCCATTAGATTCGGAGTTAGAACCGAAAACTAGTTGCTCTTTGTCAGCACCGATTTTATTGTTGTATCCTACAATGGCACTTTGGCCGCCAGCCACTGTGCCGTTGTTAGCACCGATAACCACAGTATCAGCGCCGGTAACATTATTAGTTCTGCCTAATACTACAGAAGACTCGCCGGATACGAAGGCACCGTTTCCGATAGCTACACTATCGTAGCTAGAAACACGAGCCTGATTACCGATGGCTACGGTGTACTCCACCAAGCTTTCGGCGTGAGAACCAAAAGCGAAGGAGTTACGACCTGCTGCAGTAGCATTATTACCGCCGGCGAAACCATTTTCACCAGTTACAGTATTGTTTGTACCAAATGCTAGCGCATTGTTAGCGTCGATGTTATTTTGGAAGCCCCATACTGCGGAGCTTGTAGACGTTGCGGAAATAGTATTATCTGTACCGCCTACTGTGTTGTTACTAGTTGCGCCAGCTACGTTTACTGCCAACGCGGAAATTGCCAATGCTGTTGTTAATGTTTTATTCATCTCTTATACCTCATCTTCAAATTCATTCATCATTGTTTCAACTGTATTAATTGCTGGGCGTTTATCGCTTTCCGGTACAAGTGTAGGCTTGCCTTCCGGTTTATCGATATATGCTTCTAAGTATTCGGCAACGCCCTTTTTACCGAGTACCTTTTGTAAGTTTGTAATACCTTCGAGTTCTCGAGGCTTGAAGATTTCCTCTTCCTTGTAGCCGTTATCGAGTAATGTTTTAGCCGCAGCGTCCGGATCCGTTATGGTACGTCTTGATGTACCTTCCACTAATTTATATCCCGGCCATTGCTTTTCGCCTGATAAGGCTTTTTCATACGCGAAGTCGTAAACACCTTTAATCCACTTTGTGATTAAATCCTTCATCGCTAGGATGTCAGATACTTCGCTGTCAGTGAGTAATTGATTGAGCTTGCCTCCATTCTTATAGAATGTATCAAGGCAAGTATCTGCTAATGCCCGACAGGTGTGCCGTGCTTTACAGAAGTTACAATAATCGCAAGGCGTACATTCGCCCTCACCATTAAAAGCGCGTTGTGCGATAGGCTTGATATCTTCGCCCCAATCAAGGAGTTCTTCGAGCGCCATTTCATCGGTAGACACCCTATCGAGTCTAGGCTGAACGATTGTCATGCGAACTGTTTTAATGTCGTACAAGTACTCGTTAACGTCGTAAGCACCTAATGCGTAGAGTCGCATTTGTGTATTCTCGATGGCACTAACAGGAACGCCTTTACCATACTTCAGGTCAATTACTTCCAGGATGCCATCTGCTACGATTACCATATCACCGGTACCGAACCCTTCAGGTACCCAACGAGAGAAATCGAGCCGTGCTTCAATCATGGCTTCCGCATCAGCGGAACGAGCACGTGCTTCGTTTACCTTTTCTTCGCAAATATCGACATATCGATTAACCGCCTCTACCATTTCAGTAGAGTAGTCATCTAGTTTTGGGGCTTTTTTGCCCTCAAGCTTATGTCGTAGGATTGCTTCTGCCAGGTCGTGTGCTACAGTACCTTCCGCAGCATAGGGCGATTGTTCATCAGGGAACATCGCTTCTAATCTTGCAGAGGGTGTGCATACTAACCACCTGGCGCTACTTGATGCACCTAGTAAGGCGTGTTTCTTAGCCACGGCTATTCACCCATTCCATAATTTGAATACGTTGTTCATCGGTAGCAGATGTTACCTTTTCAGCGCCGATGCTATCTAAGAAGGCTTTGAATTCGCCTTTAGCTTTCGTTTTATCAGTAGCTTTTGCCATTACGTCTTTTACTGCTTCACGAGTTGCTTCAAGGCTCGGTGATTCTTGTTTTGGTGGTTCTTCTTTAACTGGAGTTTCCTCTGTAGGAGTTTCCGGTTCTTCTTCCTTAGGAGCAGATCCTTCTTCTTTGACTGGAGTTTCTACTTTAGTAGTAGTAGCTTTTGCTTTTTTAGCCTTAACTTCTTCCTTTGCACGGTCGATAGCATCGGCTTTGTCTATAGAAGAACCTACGATAGCTTGGTAGAGGTCTTTGATTTCTTGATTTAATTCATTAGCGGTTTCTACTGTGATTTTTAACTCGATCATTGTTCTGTTTCCTTTCGGTTTAACGATGTGATATACTTTAAATGGATATTTTTCTATGTGCCCTTTACGCATTGCCGTGCGTGAGGGCATTTTTTTTGCGCCCAGGCATTCGTCAGGAATGCAGTAATCTTTATCAGGGCACGTCGTACAATCTCGCAATTTAATCACCGCCTTTCAAAGCGCTTAAATCTAATGCTGCTCCCGTGTCAGTAGTTTGCCACGCATAGAAGTCAAGTCCTGCCGATTTTAAAATATCAGCTGCTGCTTTGCCACTAGGGGCAGTATCGACAACACGGCGCGCCGATTGATAGGCTTGCTCTATCTTTTTAAGGTTTTCATCATACGGCTTTGCGATAGCATATAATGCTCTAATCTCGTCACTAGGTTTATCAAGACCCGCCGTATACAAATTGCCTATTGTACGATTTAACGCCTTATCACAAGAGACAAGGTTTCGTCTAAATTCTGAGCCGTATCCGGCTTTTTCTAACGCACTTGCAACCGATTCTGCAGAGGCCATTATGTTTTTAAAATCTATAAATAGATGACTTGATTCTATGGCGCTCTGCAGCGCTTCTTTTCGTGCATTTCTCAAAGGCTCGTGCTTTTTCAAATATTCGCTTCGAACAAAGGCGTGAACTGCTGATTTTGTAATGTTTGGCATACTATTCTCCTTATACACATTTAAGAATCATACGAATTTCTTGACCTACTAGAAGCCTATCCTTGAACGTATCTTGCGTTCTAAAGTCTTCCATGTAGACCTCAAGCATTTCGCGATATATTTGAGCCTTAAACGTTTCAGGGGTATCTACTACCTCCCTATACGGTTTAAGGATTTTAACTGGTGAACCAAATGTGTAATCAATAAAGCCGCGTATCTTCAATTTTGCTTTGATATTACGGACCTTGTCATTTGACCACCCTAGTAAAGCCATTACTTCTTCATTTGTTTGTACTCCGCTTTCGTTGTAGGCGTTGTACAAAATTTCTTGTTCTGTCATTTCTGTTTCCTCTGTCTATATCTGTTTACGATTGGATGTATTTCCTTACAGTTGTCACACACAATACGGGGCTTACCAGTTAAGTAAGACCAGTTTGTGTAAGGGCTTTTAATCCTTTTATTACAAAAGGAGCAGCGCTTATCGTTCATACTCTTTTAGTTCCACAATCCAGTAACCAGTGAGTAGCCAAATAGTAATACCGAGTAGCCCCTGGCACATACCAGTCCATAAATCGATACGATCAATATCCATAGAACCAACTGCACCAACTACCAATATGGCTGCGATAATACGAATTACGTAAATTACTTTCATCATATGATGTTTGCCTCCTTAAAAGCTTCATTGATTTTCTCATCTGGCCACCCCAGTGTGTTGGCCAGATGAAAGCGGAACCCCTCTTTATCAATAGAGAAGGTTCGCCCTTTTTTACCCTCTGTTTTCCAGCACTGCGCAAAAGGGAATTTATCTCTGGCGATGCATTCCCGAACGGCGGTTAATGTCCACCCGAGAACTATAGCCATTTGGCTCACAGCAATAGTTTTAGTGATCATAACTAACTCCTTCCTACCATCGATATGATGCACATCTTATTCATAATGTCCTCCTAAACGCTAAACGCTAAATGCTAGTCGAACTGTCCATACTAGGATGAATAAACTTATGCTAGAGGATATACCTAATGCTAAAATCCATAAGCATAGCGAACATAATTCATAGAGTGATTCTTTATTCATAGCTACCTCCTATCTAATTTAGGGTTGTAGTAATCGGTTTCCCAAAAGTCGTTACTTTCGTTATCATCTACACATAATGCATAGCAGATGCCTACGACTGTCGACATTTGCACTGATCGTCCGCTGATAGCTCGGTTTAATGTATCCATCGAGATTTCAGCTTTTTCAATCAGCGCCGTCTTAGTCATGCCTAACTCGTTCATGCGTTCCTTAATGGATTCGCCGAACATTCTGATTACGAATTGTTTCATAATACTAGCCTCCTATTGATTGGTGACATTTTCGGATATATAATAGAGAAAAATGTAACTCGTGTAAAAATGCAGAAGATACAAAAATATCTTTTTAAGTTACATCTTGTGCAAAAAAAATTGCCACTGGATCTGATATATCGAGTAAGTCAATCATTTTTTCAATTTCATCGGATCCAAAAACACCTTTTTTTAACTTTAACGAAAAAGTCTTAGGTGTCATTTTTAATTTCTTTGCAACCTGTTTTTGCGTAAGGCCTTTTGTGACAATCAGACCTTTTAAGGCGTTAGAGTTAACCACTTGTAGTCGCCTCCTTTCTTTATCTTCTATCGTCATATTACCACCGGATGCGTGACTTGTAAAGATATTTTTGTAACTTAAATTAACATTTTTGTTGATTTTAAAGTTATTTTATGTTAACATAAAACTACATTTAATATTTGTAGACTTAATTTAAACATGGAGGGGTTTACGCCATGGAAAATTCAATAGGCAATAAATTAAAATCTTTACGAGAACATAAAAAACTTACGCTAGATGAGGTAGCTAAAAAAATTGGCACATCGAGACAGACGTTATTCAAATATGAAAACGGTATCGTTACCAACATTCCTTCTAATAAGATAGAAGATTTAGCAGGTATTTATGGAGTATCCCCCGCCTACTTAATGGGCTGGGAAGATGATAAACAAATAAAGAATAATATTGCCCACGGAACCGCCTTTTTTGGCAACACCGCACCTACGGTTGTACCATCCGCAGCATATAAAGCAATAAAATTTTCCATCAACAAAGAAGCGGGCCTTACACCTTTTTCTGTTGCGGATAATGCTCTTGCGCCTCGAATCCAACAAGGCGACAGCGTCTTTGTTTCGGCTCCCGCTGATAATGAAGTTTTATTACCGCATAAGACATTATTAGCTATTCAAGCAGTTAATGATAAAGGAGAGATAATGCCCCCATACGTAGTATTAAGGTTGTTTTATTATGCTCCAGATTTTTCGGGTATAATCACCTATGCACCAGGGACCCTTAATAACACTGTTGATCCTATTTATTATCCTTTTAGTATGCTCGACACAGCATCCTTTCTAATCGGTATCGCTAGATCCGTTTCATTTAACATTTTTTAGTAAGTACACAGGGAAATTATAAATTATCGATTCTTTTAATTTGGTTAACTTCCGCCACTTGGCGTTAGTATATATATTTTTAAAAGGGAGATTTTAAAAATGACTAAGAAAAAAGGACTCTTATTAGCTGTTGTTGTGTTTGTAGGATTATCCTACGCTTGTGGCCATGATTCTAGCCAGAGTACTGAATCAAAACCTAGTACATCGCAGAGCCAAGAAGCAAAAGCTCCATCAAAATCGGAAGTAGCTTACGATAAATTCGTAAACCTACCTATGGGTTCTTCTTATGAGCAAGTAAAAAATGCACTTGGTGTAGATGGTAAACTAACACACGAAAATGTGATTGCGGATATGAAAACTCAATCTTATGATTTTGTGGTCGATAATGCACACATGACATTAATGTTCCAAAACGGCGCGTTAAATAGCAAATCTATTGCCAGCCTTTCCTTCTTAAAACCAAGTGGAAGCAAGATTACCCTAGACCAATTCAATCAAATCCAAGCAGGCATGACTTATGATCAAGTAAAACAAATTCTAGGAAGTGAAGGTCGCTTATCTACTCAAACAGAAATTATGGGCATGAGATCCTCCCTGTATACTTGGATGAATTCCGGAGGCGCTAATATTGTAATTACATTTGGTGGCGAAGGAACTGTAGATAGTAAAACTCAATTCGGTTTGAAATAGTAATTCTACCTGTGTGTGATATAAAGTGCCCATCCACGCTTCAGGGTTTAACGACTACAGCGCACCGGGAGGGGCCTTTTTGTTGACGTCAACAAAATGCTAGTAATCATGCAGGTTGCCTCGATTTTGTTGACGTCAACAAAATCGGAGATATGTGAGCTTCGAGGTAAAAAGAAAAGCCTCCTACCCTGCTATGGGATAAGAGGCTTTGTGATAAAAGAAAAGACCCTCACTTATAAGTGAGGGTCTATGTAGGGGGAAAGATATAATTTTCCTTTAATTTTCTACGAGACGAGTAAGATACTCATGTTGTGTCTCTAAGCATTTGTATAAGATAAGTATATCAACAGGTACAGAAAATGTCAAAAATTTTTTATTCAAAAAGAAACAACATCCCAATTTTACAATTACCATCTACTCTATCCTTTAAAAATAAAAATTTATAGCGCCTAAGATTTGTTAAATACTCTATTTCTACAAGCACAAATGTATGTAAAAAAAGGAGGGTTATTATGTTTGATACATATAAAATTATTGCGATTGAAAATGAAAGTACAGTATTAATTGACTATGGACTAAATGATGGCTCAAAAGAGGGCGATGTCTTACGCATAATTGAACCTGGCGAGGATTTGATTATAGACGATGTAAATTATGGATCATACGACGGTATAAAAGCCGTTATTGAAGTTACGGCCCCATATTCTCGATTTTCTGTGTGCCAACGCATTGTTAGAAGTACCACCAATTTATTCAGTCCTGTATCAGCTCTTCAAAAAACAATTGCACGTACTATTCCATTAAATGTTAACAAAGATGACATATCTAAAAATCTTTCCGCCCCTAAAATAACACCTATAAAAATAGGGGACACTGTTTTACTCACAAGAGAATAAGTGTTGAAAAATCAATTTATCTGAGGTATACTGATGGTAGTGAACTGTCCCTGTTCACATTGCGTGACTGTTGGACACTGGGGCCCTGCTATCATTGATAGCAGGGCCCCTTTTATTATATAGGAGGTTGAATTTTGACAACCTATGACAAGCCTTTTAAAACTTACGAAGAACAAATTGAATTATTACGTACTAGGAATCTAAACATAAGCGATCCAGAATTTGCAATACATGCTTTAGATACAATATCTTATTATGATTTAATTAATCGTTACCAAAGACATTTTATGCCAAACGGAGATTCTTTTATTGATGGTACTACTATAGAACAGTTATATAGTCTTTCAATGTTTGATAGGTCTATTCAAGCATTCATACTGAAATATAGCATGTTTATTGAAAATATATTTAAAACAAAATTAGCCTATACACTTTCTAAAGATTTTGGTGTAGATATATCCGTATATTTAGCAAAGTCAAAATATAAAGAGTCTTATCAAAATCCCAATAATGTATTGACGTTTGATGCAGTTCAACTCGAATGTTTAAAAACAAGAGACGACCCCAAAATCGCAAGCAACCCTACTTTATATTATCGAGAACACCATAACCACATCCCGCCGTGGATACTATTAAAGAACCTAACATTTAGTAATTCCATTAATCTTTTTAAGTTGTTAAAGAACGCCCAACGCGACGACGTTGTAGAGGCATTGTTGCCTAACGAACCTGACAGGATAATTCCACTTAGCGACAAAACTAATTTTATTATTTGTGCATTAGAAGCCATCAGAGTGTTTCGGAATGCAGCGGCACATAATCTTGATTTTACTGCGCTTAGAACGGATGAGAAACGAAAGATTCCGCCCACCATTTTGGCGAAATGTTTGCAAGGAGGCATATTAATAAAAAAAGTCAAGAAGAAGATTACAAGTAGTGAGCGGTCGCATCTAAGAGGAATATATGGTGTAATGCTAGCCATGATGGTCTTTCTAAAAATTGATTACCTTAAGAGCCAATTTATTGTTGACTTTTTGACTGTATTTAATGGTATCGATGCTGCAGACGAATCTACAAAACCTTTCCTGTTTGATTGTTATGCAAATATTGCGGATATGCCTGTAGATACTCAAGCTAGATTAGAAAATTACTTTGAAAAAATTTAAGCTAAATATAAAAAGTGCCCCTACTCTGCGTCAACAGAATAAGGGGCACTCAATAGCCTTAGAGAGCTACTAAACATAATATCATTATACCACAAAACCTCTAAGGCTTATTTCTTATACCCAAATTTAAGCTAAGGAGGACATATTATGGCCATGAAACGTGCCAACGGTTCAGGAACCGTATATAAAATGAAGCACAAGCAGTTACGAAAGCCCTACCGGGCGGTAGTAACCTATGGATACGATGCCAATGGTAAGGCTATTCGTAAGTCGGTAGGCACCTTTGCGACACAAAAGGAAGCTTACACAGCTCTTGCCCTCTACTCTACCAATCTGCCGCAAGAAGAGCAACGTAAAATTACGTTTGGCCAATGCTTTGAGTGGCGGATTGAAGAAGCAGAACGCCAGGGGTTGTCTGCTGGTAGAATGAAGATCATTCATACAATACAGAAGATGGTTAGTCATCTTAACAATATAGAGATGAAGAATATGCGTGCTGCACATTTCCAGCCTATATTCGATAAATCAACTCACACTAAATCGTATCAAAAGTTAATCAAGGCTATTATTGTGTCTGTAGGTACGCTAGCCGTAAAACAGGAAATCATTCCTAGGAACTACTTCTCCGATATTATTATCAATAAGAATGCTACGCCAATCAAGAAGGCTAACATTTTTTCAAATTCGGCCCTCTACGCTCTTTGGCAACACTCCGACGATATAATTGCCAAGCTAACATTGATATACGCCTACACGGGGCTCAGATTAAACGAATTGCAGACTATACGACTCGATGATATCCATTTGAAAGAACGATACATGATTGGCGGCTCTAAAACGGAAGCCGGTAAAGACCGATGCATTCCGATTGCGGAATGTATCTACCCCTTTATCAAGGAACTATATCAACAGGCTCAATTTAAGCGTGTAGAGTGCCTTTTGGATAAGGTGATACATAAGGATACCTTCAGGCGTGAAATGCAGCGTATGTGCAAAACTCTTAATTTAGGAGAACATAAACCGCATGATACACGCCACACCTTCATATCGATGGCCAGCAATATTGGAATCGATGAAATTATCATCAAACGAATCGTTGGTCACGCAAGTAAGGATAATATCACCCAGGAAGTTTACACGCACAAAACTATACAACAATACATTGATGCGGTTAACCGATTACCCTACGGTGAAGCCCTCCTAAAAGGTGAGCAACGGTTGAGCAACGCTGGCGAAATGTAGTGATTTTTGCTAATTTCGAAAAATAAAAAAGCCAGTAAACATAAGTGTTTACTGGCTTTCTACGTTTGTGTTCTTATTCAGCGGAGAGTATTTTAAAAGTTCATTTATCCGCTCCATTACTGCGTTTTTTGCATTTTAGGTTGAGCAACGGTTAAGCAACCGTTACAAACTTTGCAGAGATTTAAAGGGCTATTCGTTCTTAGTATCGTCTTTTGTTTCACTAGAAATTAGTACCTCTTCACCATATAAACGCTCCATCCCTTGACGGGTTACAAGCCAGTTCTTACCCGATTTTCTAGCCTCCTCATCGGTAAACTGCTTATTTGCATATCTCTTTAAGCAGCATTGCTTAATAGAATCAGCTGGTACATTCCATCTTTCACCAGCCTCTTGTGTAGTCATTACGTCATCTAGTTCAAATTTCAATTTTATCACCCTCTAACTAAACGTTTAATTACTAGTATCAAAACAATAATAGTTGCTATATTAATCAGCCATTCTAAATATTGCATAATTCACCTCGTTGATTTACAATGATGTTGAAAAGGTGGCGGGGCTTTCACCCGCCTGCTTTTTACTACTCCTTGCTAACAAGTTTTAGTATTGCTAGTGCCAGTACCAGTGGCGTCAGCGCATTTGCTAAACTTGTTAGCTTTTCTATTATGTCCACAACCATCACCTCCTTCCCTATGTCTATATTATAACACGTTTTCGTGTTATATGCAATAGTTTTTTATTAATTTTACAAACAAAAATAGAGCCTACCAACGTAGATTTAATCTAGGTTAGTAGGCTCTTTTATTATAGTTGCGTGTATCCACCATTACACGCTATGGAGATAAACTGGATCACTTCCTTAATGTTTGAACGCTACACCTATAATTGCGCCACCACTTAACACTTGAGATACATTTCGTTGCATCCGCAAGCGTTTAATGGTTTTCTTGTCGTTCTCTACTTTGTTCTTCAATTCGTCTAAAGAGTTCTGCATTTCGTTCAAGGTAACTTCTTGCTTCACTAAGTCCACTTTGGCTTTGTCCAATTCGGTCGTTAATTTGTCGATTGTATTCTTGGCTTCTGTCAATTCGTTCGCCTGTTTCACGAGTAAGGTCTGAGACTCGTCCAATGGAACGTTGGACGCTTCGATTATACTCAACGCTTTCTCGTTGTTGTGCTTCAATTCGTTCCACTGACTCACGGGCACGCTGATAGTCGGCTCCGCTAGGTTGGTAGAAGATGTATCCGAGGCAAATGAGGAAGAAGACCCCAATACCACCGATAATAAAATAGCGGTAAGTAGGGTTAGTAAATAGAACTTTGATTTTGTCATACATTATACCCCTCCTGCGTAGTCAGTAATCCCCCTAGCAATGGCACGAACGATAGTATCTAAATCATTAGTCAGCATAGTATGATCTTCTTCATTATCGATGAAGGCCATTTCAACTAATACAGCAGTTGCGTTCGTACCATTTAGCACCCAAAGGTCATCACGCTTTTTAACCCCACGATCAACTGTATTAATGCTTCTGATAATTTGGCTTTGGATATCATTAGCCAATCGTTGCCCATTAAAGGACTTATACAAAGTCTCAGTACCTCTAGCTTCTGTATTAAACGCATTGCAATGAAGCGACACAAAGATATCTGCACCCCAAGCATCAGATTCAGCACATACTAGACCTAAATCATCATCTTGTAAAGTACGAACTTCACAGCCTGCTGTTTCAAGATAGCGAGCCAACATCTTGCCCGCATCACGTGCCACGTCACATTCACGTGTACCATACACAGGATTGACTGCGCCACTATCTAAGTTAATATCATGTCCGGGATTAATAAATACTTTCATCGTTTTTCCTCCTCTTCTAATTTATCAGGAATACCATTATTATTTTTGTCTAACCAAAGTCCTAAGAAACCTACAACAGCCATTAATACGCTAGGGATGAATATATGATCTATGATATTAAGCCCTACATTAATCAGCTTGTTCGCCTCGTCAGATACGTACCCGCTAACAAATGACATAACATACTGAGCTATTACCAATAAAATAGGCACTAGCATAATAAATACTAGCGCCCGAGTAGCGAATATACCTGTAGGGTGGATGTTAGCCACCCTCACAGATTGATATGATTTTTTTATTGAATTAATGAGCTTTGGAGGTAAGTTCATGTAATTCCTCCTTTATATCATCAACACGAGATTCAATGCTATCCACACGTGATGTTAATTTCACATGCTCGGTATATGCCTTTGTGCGTTGCTCACGAGATAACTTAATTTCTTCTTTTAGGTCTTTTAACGTTTCAATTAAGCTACCCATTTTCTCTTGAATCATTAAATTATCTTGCAGTCTTTGCAAATCTAACTTTTCAAGCAACGGAATAACCAACACTTTATATCCAAGTCCAGCAACCACCGCAACTATAGATAATGTGGTTAATATGTCGTTCAACTCAAACTGCCAAGTCCACATATACGCTCCTTTCTTATAATGTTGCTTCTATGATTTTTGTGTACATCAACTTCATTCGAGCATTATAGAATTTAATTGTTGTATTTTCTGTGGTAGATGGTAAAGGTCGTTCTACATTTTGTCCTTCCATGTATTGGACTTCACCATCGTTAATTTGAAATGGTAGTGATGTAAAATATGTAATTTGCACCATGCCTTCAGAAACTCTAATGTAAGGTTCATATACACCATCATCTTTAACAAAATTTAAACCGTTTGCTTGAGCTGTTATAAATTCAAGAAGAATACCTTCAAGACTATCACTCTTCACAAATGCATTATAATCTAATAATAAATTTTTAATTTTAGCGACAGTTTCAAGGTTTACATTATCACCTTGTGGCCCTTTACGGCCACGCTCACCAGTCTCTCCTTTTTCTCCTCGTTCACCTTTTAAAGCGGCTAACTGCTCTTGGGTAAAATCAGTGTACTTAAACGGCTCGCCCTTAGGGCCTTGTTCTCCGTTTTCCCCAGTATCACCTTTAGTGCCTTTGAGTGCGTTAAGCTGTTCCGGTGTAAAATCAGAATATTTAAAAGGCTCACCTTTAGGGCCTGGAATACCTTGTTCGCCTTTATCGCCTTTTTCTCCCTTTAATTCTAGTTTTTGTGCCTCGGTTAAATCGTCAAAACGTAAAGGTTCGCCTTTCGGTCCTTGTACTCCATCTTCACCTTTAGGACCAGGGTCGCCTTTAGGCCCTTGCAATTTAATGATTTGAGTCGCATCTTTAACGTTAACTTTATCTTCTGCACCCATATAAATATTAATAGTATTAGTATCGCTCATATTGTTTCCCCCTATTACTTATACCTTGTTTGATAATAATCTTACCTTTTACTAAACATTTAACAGGTCGATTGCCTGCCCAAATAAACAAATCCCAATAATAAGTACCGCTATCAATCGAATTAGTATCTAATGTTAGATTGAGTTTGCTCTTTTCTCCTTCTAATAATTCAGATGTACTATTCGTAATCACAAAACGTTCTATTATTTCATCGTCCCAGCTATACCTTCTTATACAGGCGAATACATCCTCAGCATTAATTACTGAATCACATCCAACAGTTAATGTAATATATTCGCCTTGATATACCCGGATATTATGTTCGACTGGTAGTTTCATCTTCGTGTACCTCATTCATTAGTTGGTCATGGATACATCCTTCAGTTGGGCACGTACCATCATCGTTAAGCACTTCCCAGCAGTACTCACAGAATTCCATGACTGGGATTTTACTTTCGCCAATATATTTAGGCATATTACTGCACCTCCTTAATACGAGTTACCATCTCGGTATTTAACTTGATATATTGTGCACTAATGGCTACCGTAGGTTTACCCATCAACAGCAATCGGCGTTGAGCTTCTTCTAAGGATTTAAAACGCGGTTCGTATTCAGATTTAATAGCGTTAATCTTATCTTCCTTTGTTGGAACATACGGATCAGGCGCAACGAACTTGCCATCGACATAGAATTTACCTTTCATGAACTCATCAAGCATACTATCTCCGTCTGCAGAGTAAATATAATCCGCTGCATCCGGCCATTCCTGTTTAGCAGTTGCTAGTAATTCATCTTTGCTAATCATATTATCAATAAAAGATGTAATGCGTTCACCTTGTTCATTTAATACAAATACATATTGATTCATTTCTTTATACCCCCATAGCAATTACGCGATACTTGCCAATATATCTACTGTCAGTATTGTCAATCGTCATATAGTTTGGTGCATTCGACCACGTAGCAATTCCACTAAGATTAATAACCGACTGGTCGCCATTAGCTATTGCGATATAGTTTGTTGTCTTAAATGAAATCGGAAAATTAAATGTCGCTCCACCGGCACCAGGGTCTGACTGTGTAATTCCCCATTGAACAATGAAGCCGTTT